CATCGTTGCCCACTATCGTATTGCTGTGACCGTCCGTAATGGCCGTGCCCGCGTTGTCGCCTATCCCCACGTTGTCCGTGCCGCTGGTCAAACTGTCCAAGGCGTTCTCCCCCAAGGCCACTTGATCCAGCGTTCCCGAGGTGATCACCGCGTTCGTCAGGAAAGCGTTCAATTGCGTGTGGTTCACGGTGTCCCCGCTCGCCCAAGTTACTCCCGGTGTGATTTTCATGTTACTCGAAGGTTGTTATGATTCTGTCCGATCTAAGGGCCTCGACCTGCGTGCGCCGCAACTCGGGCGCACCGCCGGGACAACTAAAGGTGAAATCCAAGGCGTATGCCCGCTTCTTCAACCCGAAGCGTATCAACTTGTCCTCCGCCGAGGTAAATTCGAAGGTGGCGTGACTCGCAGCCGAACCGTCGGGGTCCTGCGTGGTCACCCCCAATGTAATCGTTCTGGTGGACGACGCATTGTTCACCGCCAATCCGGCGTGCCCCGTCAACCAGCGCTTCTCGCCCAACTCGTTCAAGGTGTACGCGCGGGTGCGGGTCTTCCAATCCAGGTTATTGTTGGACACCGAGCCACCGTTGCCGCTTTCGTCCATACCCGTCGCGTTCTCGTCCATCAACAACAACTTTCCGCTGGTCGTGACCACGAATAAACGCTGGGCATTCCCGTACACCCCCATCACGAAGTCGTCGAAATAGATGTTCGCGCCATGCGAATCGACGCTCTCCCAAGATTTCAAATTCACGTTGTACACCAAAATCTTGGATGCCTTCGCCGTCCCCGTCCCTTGAATTGGAACCGCCAACCAGTAACGGTTGTTGAAGAACGCCGCCGAACTCTCCTTCACCGCAGCGTCGAAGTCGATTGTCTCTATGACGTCGTGGATGGGCTCGCTGATCGGGTTGTCCGATATGCGCATCGCCGTGATCGGCGTGCCCACCCGGTCCTGACCGCGTATTCCGAAATCTATGCTGTAAACCCCGGAGTCCGACAGAAAGAACGCCGCCCCTCCCACCGAGATAGCGCTCTTGCGGCTTGCGCATCCCATTTGACGCGTCACCTCCGAAATCGTCGTGTTCGCCAAATTCCCTATGCTCGTCTGCAACATGATGCTGTGACGCTTCAGGATCAACATGCCGTCGTCCATGATCGGAAGCATCGACACGATGCCGTCCGAAGTACCCACGTTGAACTTGAAGTAATTCGTCGCCGCGAAACTGTAGTCGCTCAATACGTCGCTGTATTGCACCTCGTCCCGGTTCGCCGGTACGCACAACCTGTTGCGCGTGTACACCGCGAAGTCCGCCGGTGGCAGTTCGCTCGACTCGGTGACCGCTATGCCGCCGCTGGTGTATCCGCTGTTGCCCGCCCGTCCGTTCAGACTGAAGGTGGAGTCGCTTGTCACCGTGATGTAGTAGGTACCGTTCGCATTGGTGTTTCCCCCCACGTCGGTGATCGTCACCAAGTCGCCATCGAAATACCCGTGGTTCGCCGCAGTCACCACGATGGGATTCGCGTTGCTAGCCCCCGTGATCACCACCGTGCCCGGTCGCTTGAAGGTTCCCGGTGTGCCCAGGTCCCCGTCGAACACCAAGGGATACTCGCCCGTGGTCACCGTGTTGCCTCCCGTGTCCAGATCGAACGGCAACCGCAGCCCCGCCCCCCGAAACAAATACATTACGTCGTAGGCTTGCACCAAGGCGCTGTCAGAGCCCGCCGCCTCCACCACGCTGTTGCGCGTCTGGTAGGCCACCTCCGTCGTCGTCACGCTTCCCGTGTTGGAAGCATTCACGAAATATGCCTTCTGGTCCGCCGCCAAACACACGTAGTCCGTGTCGTTCGGATGCTTGTAGCGGGCCGAGGCGTACACCTCGGTCTCCGCCAGCAAATTGCTGTTGCTCGATACACGCTTCATCCCCTTGCGGCCTCGCGCTATCCCCGTGGATTCGTCCAATCGAACGTTCTCCGAGGTTTGCAGCAAACCCGGCTTCAGGCGCGTCGGCTCGGTGTGACTGTCCAATCCCGCGAATCCATTGTCGCCGTCAACGGCGATTGGCGTGTCAAGCGGGTTGAACTTCTCGTACCGAACCGTCATGTTACACGCAAGCCACGAAGATTTCCATGTCGCAGGACGCCGTGTCCGCGTCCGCCGTTACGTTCACCAAGTCACCCAAGGATACCGTCAAACCGCCGCCCGCTATCGCGTCCATAGTGTCCACCACCCCACCCGAGTTGTCGCCCGGAAAGATGAAACTGTGTCCCGCGTCCACCTTGATCGCGAACTCGTCGGTGTTCTCGTTCTTGAAAGTCAACACGATGAAGTTCGTGTCGTCCAGGTTGGTGAACCGCAAATACCGGACATCCCCCTCAAGGAAGGTCCCCGATGCTATGGCAGACGCATGAAACGCCAAGACCTCCGCCTCCGTGGTGGTGACCGTCACAATGCGCTTCGATACCTCGTTGACGCTCGCCACCGTCTTCGTGTTGGTGGACCCTTGCTCCACGCCGTTGAGCTCGATGGACTCCTTGACCGTAAGCGTTAAAGTAGCTGCCGTAATCGTACTGGTCATGATTATTTCCCCGCAATTTTCTCAGCTAATCGCTGATGTTCCTTGTGCATCGCATTTTCAAGATTTCCTATTTTATCGTAAATTTTTCTAGCGTCGCCCCGGCGGTCTTCGTCGGCCTTCTGCAATCCATGATGATTCTCCTCCACGCGCTCGCGCCACTCGGCATCCGACTTCGAGTTGATTTTAATGTCGGTGATCGCCTTCGCCAAACGATCCGCCACAGAGGATATGGATGCCTCGCACGCCTCGATGCGACTATGCTCCTTCTTGAGCGCCCACGCAATGACTGTTATCACCACGCCGATGCCAAGCACTATGTATTCACTGTATTCAGCTAACACCTTTCTTTCCTCCGCTGGAAATTAAATGACTCTCGATTCTAGCTATTGCATCCTTCATCTCCTCAATGTGGGCGAACAACGTTTTATTCGTGGCCTCCGATCCTCCTTTCGTTTCAGCGAATTTGATCGACAACTTGTTGAGATCAAGGCTCGTCCTCTTTATTTCCCCGGCCTGAACGCGCCACACGTAACCCAATACACCGATGAATCCCATCAATACGATTTCCGCCATGCTAAAGTCCATCGGCTCCATCTCCTAAGTTAAAAATTCGATGATCAGTACAACGGCCAGACCAACCAAGGCCAGCACGGCGAACTTGCCGCGCCGCTCCAGGGAGTTAAACCAATTAAGAAGATTTCTTATCTTTTCCATTGGCGCTTGCCTTCTTGTGTACGTATCTGGTGTACAAAATTGGTACTAAATTCCAAAGTATGATGCCGATGAGGCATAGCTTGATGAACCCGTAGATCGTGTCCAACGCCTCCTCGAAAAATCCTTTCTGTTTACCCATCCCCGCCTCCAGCATCGCGGCGACGTCCTTCTCGCTTATGGCTTTGACCAAGTCCTTGTTCGCGTCTGCAAGCTGGCCGAGTTTTCCAGCGCCGTAACCCACTCCGCTTCCAATTACTGCGCCTGGTACTCCACCTATTGCTGCCCCTCCGCCCGCACCTGCAACCGCGCCCGCAATCGGGTACGCATCACGTATAGCGCAGCCCGTGAAGGAAAGGAGAAGAAATGCTATGAGTAGGCGTTTCACGGCATAGCCTCCCCAAGCCACTCATCCTCTCTTAGTTCGGCTAGTATCTGCGAATGGGTCAGCGCTGTTTTACCACTCAAGAAAGATGGTTTGCTCCCCTCGTACTTAACGAAGGTCTTCGTGTTGTCGTTGTTCCATCGCAGAGTGTTGGCGCTAGTCTCCAAAACCTGTGAATAATCTATGGATTCCACTTCGGAATCAGACAAAATCACCCATTTTCTATTGGAATAACTCACGGCCAATCCCCGTCGCCGCTATTGTAAATATCTGAAAAGTCAGAAGCGGCCAGCACCGCGTTATACAACCGCACGTCATCAATTTGTCCCGCCCAAAAATTCGCATTTAATGGAGTAGTTGACCAACTTTGCACACCGATGGCAAATCCCATATCTTTTAGGTTTTCCAAGTCATTTCCTCCTGTTGCGGTTCCGCTACCTAACTCCGATCCATCATAGAAAAGATGCGCCGTATTGGACGTCGCGTTATGAACAAAACCACCGTGATGCCACTCGTCGGTTGAAATAGTTATCGATTCCGTCTTATCGCAAAATGAGGTTACTCCGTTGACACACCTTAAAGCCATCGTGGGAGAACCACCGTTTGTTCCGTTTAAACGAAATATCCAGTTTCCATCATGCCCAGCGGCAGCATAATGCGTGCTGCATAGAATTGACCTATATGCACCTGTTGCGCTTAAATTAAACCAGCAAGACATTGAAAAGTTTTCCGTAGGATAGCTGGAGTCAGCAGCCATGTTGACTCGATCATTAGTTCCATCAAAGTCCAAGCAGTTTCCGTTTTTCCCAGACACCCAATCGCCATCGACCATGTTCGATGCAGTTCCGTTGTTGCCCGTATCCGTGGAATCCGCCGCAGATGTCCCGCTCGACTCATCAAGTTTCCACCAACCAATTAGGTCGTCTTCACGGGTAACGCCCGCGGCGTCCACTGGCGCCGCAGGGCCAGCCGCAAACTGTCCTCCTCGGGCGTAACGCCCCGATACCCAAGGTAAGTTCAGCATCTTACTCTATAGTCAGGCCGAAGCGCACCATGATGTCGTCGGCTGCGTCCACGTTCCAAGAGGCCCGCGCTATGATTCCCATGTACAAACTGTCGCCGCTCAACTCGAACGGTATAGGCGTGAACGCCGCCGGTTTGGCGAACTTGCCCGTGGAACCAACCGTCGCCCAGGTGGCAGAGGTGTCGATCACCCCGACAATCATTCGTTGGCTTGCGGTGGTCATCGCGGCGGCAGCGCTCTCCGCCCCGCCCATCGCAATGTCGGAGTCGTCTCCGATCACTATGTCGAACTGCGCCCCGACCGCGCCAATGTCATGCACTATGGCGTAGTTGATGGTCCCCTTGAGCGGGCTCGTGCTCGAACCGCCCTCGTTCAGCGTCACCGTCTCGAACGCAGCTACAACGTCGCCCGCCGCATGGGTGTCCGTGTTCAAGGTCGGCGTCCAATCAAGTTGCTTGGTCCGAAAGTTATATAGTGTTGTGGCCCCCATGATGTTATATCCTCGCTTGTTGCCCGACGTGCGTGAGCACGCGGACGTGGTTTTCTTGAGATTGTTGACGCTCCACCTTGTCCAGTTCGTTTAAAATCAACTGCTCGGCCAGGTTAAGCGCATTGTTGCCCTTGTCGTGCTGACCCTCCGCGAACAACAAATCCGCGTAAGTTCCATGCACCAAATACTGTTGAAACAAATACGGAAGGTCTTCCGCGTCCGTGGCGTATTCCGAAAATCGCTTGCGGTAATGCACCCATACCGGGTCCGCGTCGTCCTTGCCCACCAGCAATCCGCCGTTCGCCGTCAAGGTGAACGGCAACTCGTTCGGGTACGACGTCGCATAAGGGTCCGCCCCCCATACCGCGAATATCTCTCCCACCGGGTCGAATCCACTCGCCACGTAATCCACCGTCCACGCAACGTGCGATGTCGCAGCCGCATTCGATCCACTACCACCGCTCAAAGTAATCGTGGGAGCCGAGGTGTATCCCGTCCCCGTGTTCGTCATGATGACGCTCGTCACCACCTCGTCCGTCACCACCGCAGTCGCAGCAGCGCCGGTGCCTCCGCCTCCTGAAAACGCCACCGTCGGCGTTCCCGTGTATCCCGTGCCTCCCGCTGTCACCGTCACGCTCGTCACGCGACCGTTCACGATACGCTGCTCCGTCGGGCATATGTCGGGCCACTTGGCCCGTTCCCATGCCAATCGAGCGTACTTGTTGATCCCCGTCGTGACTTGACTCGTCTCCAGCGTGACCATCGAGTCAACGCCGAACAAATGCTGTATCTTCGTCTTCGTGTCCGAGAAGGTGACTTTCCTCACGGTCTGTAACCCTCCGCACGAAACTCGGAATTATCCCTGGCAAACTCACGCACAAAGGCTTTGTCCCCCCAACAGCCCCTCTCGTCCGCTTGCCATCTAAAGAACTCGCGAGCAGGTAAAGTCATCACGTGTTGACCCAAACCGTCCATCTTGGCGTTGCCCAAGGCGCGATTCGCCTCGTTCGCCTCAATGGCACGCTTCCGGTGCTCGTACTCCTCCAAGTCCACGTGATGCCGCAGATAACGCTCCAGGTTCTTCATGAAACTGGAACCGTTTCCGTTCTTCCACTTCGGTATGAATATTTCCGCCATGAAATCCCTTCACTCCCACCGTGGGCGGGTCGGGCAAATATGAGAGGAGGCGCCCGAGCCCGCCGCTGATGGGAGATAATTGTTCCGTACTCGAACTATCCGACGTTGTTGGCCGTGTGCATGGCCAAGTATATGTCGAGCTCACCGGCAGTCAAAGCGGATGGTGATCCACTTGACGAATTGGTGAACAACGCTTCAAGAGCGTCCGCCGCAGCGGCGAACGTGCCCGCCAAGGTGGTAGGCGCTGCTCCTGCCCCGGTGATGATAGGTCCAACCGCAGCCACGCTCGTAGAGGTGATGAAGTTGTTGGGATCACCGTCCGTGCCAACCTCGACTGCAAGGGCTCCGGTCCCGGCGAATGCGGTGGTCACGTTGACCATCGCCTTCGTAATCACGAAATCAGTGGGCGTATTACCCAATGTTACCGTGACCGTATCGCTTGAACCACTACCTTCGTCGATGTCGGTGTACTTGATCTTGTACTTGTGAGTAAAGCCCTGCGCGCGCTCTTGATTGCTCAAGGTCGATTTGCGGGCGTTATCTAATGTTACGTCTGTATTAGCCATTTTATAACCCTCCTAATAGGTTTATCCCTCGAAATATCCGTGGGCTTTTGGGTTATGACAGGCAAGACCGGCGATTACGTCGCAGTAACCTCTGCGCCCGCCTCCTTGGTCTTCCAGTTCGTTGACGCCCTGAGCCTTCAGCACGAAGAGACCAATCTTGTCCGGGTCCACCAAGTAGCCGAACAATGCGGCTGCTGTAGTGGACGAGGAACCCGAGGTTCTCGCATTGAAGATTGAAGGCACGATGCTGACCAAACCGAAGTCTCCGTCGTAAAGCGTGACCGAAAGCGTTACTTTCTTGCTCTCGGCGGCTTGCGTGACGGTGTAGGTCGAGTCGTTGGACGAAGTGTCCGCGCGGGTGAAGCGACTGATGTTGCGCTTCAAGGTAGGTCCGGCCACCAAGGTCATCTGACCAGAGGGCAAACCGTTCGCGATGTAGAGCGATTCCAAGACCGCATTGAATTGCGCCTCGGTCGGAGCCGCGTTCGTGTCCGATGCAGTGCATTGGAATGCCGCAGGTACGTCCGAGGACGCCGCTCCGGCAATGGTTCCGCCGTTGGCGAGCCATTGAGCGAGGCCGCGCGTCTTGTACGGTGTGCCGCTACCGGCCTCCGCTTGACGCTCCTGGGCCGACGCGATGGCCGACTCAAGGTCCCGTTTCAGTTCGCGTACCGCCTTGGATTCCGCGTAGGCATACTCGGAGGGCACGCCCGCCGTGTTTGTCAGTTGTTGAATGTCACTGGTCATGAAGGTCCTGCGGAACTTCTGAACGTAGTTTCCAAGGCGAGTCCTGTTGACTGCCTTGTTGTTCCACGTAGAAACGTCCTCGCCCTCGTTCACCCCGTCAAAAGACACGGTGTCAAGGTCATCGACCTGCCATTCATGGAAGGTACCACTCGCAGTGGTCTTCTTCGCGAGGCTAGTCAAAGGACTCTCCTCGGGCTCAAGAATGGTCAGAATGTCGGTAAGGTCTTCACGATTGCCAGCAACGTTGTATGATGTTGCTAAAGCCATAATGTAGGATTCCTAATTCATTGAATGGTTCTCAGCTTTCCCTGCGCTACGCGCAAATCGGCCAAGTCGTTCATGGAACCTGAATCGTCGAATCGCCTTCGGGCCGCATCAACTGCTTTCCTGGCTTTGCTCTCGTCCGTGGAATTACCAGCTTTCGCCGGTGCTGCCGCGTCCACCGAAATCGGTGTGGGCGGCTTGCTCGACGCCGAAGGTTTCCCCCCGCCTTTCGCCTTCAATGATTTCTGACCCTCGATCATCAAACCAAGATAGTAGGACCCCGCCGGAACCGCGTTCAACAAGGGGCCGATTGCAGGATTGTTCAACTCGGCAACGAATAACTGGTACTCGTTGGACTCCTTGTCGCTCAACCACTTGAAATCAGTCGCCGCCTTGGCGTCCGCCATTTTCCGCTCATCGAGAAACCCACGCCTCTTGTCGATGTCGCCGCCGCGTCGCAGGGACTTCCGGGCCGATGATCGCAGACGAATCAAATCCTGTCTGTCGAACTTCTCACCGTCATTCCCCTGCGCCAAGTAGGCATTGCCGTCGTCGTCGTACTTCTCGTCCGACTCCAACGACTCCTCCACCCAATCAATCAAGGCACTAAGCTGTTCTTCCTCTTTCGATAGCTCTGCATCGGAATTCACCCCGGACAATGGTCCGCCAAAGTCTATGGCGACCGCCTGACTCCTCACCTTTTCAGCTTCGCGTTCCTCGCGTAACTCACCGACGGATTTCTCCAATTCGGCTGTTCGCTCCTCCGCTTCCTTCCGCTTCCGCGTCAGTTCCCCGAAACGGGAAACCGCGCGTCCGCCGATGGCGCGACCCAACGCGTCAATCTCGGTCTCGCTCAACGAGTCCAAGTTTATGCCGTACTTGGCGAGCAAGTCGGACCCGGAACCATCGTCCGTTTCCGCTTCCCCCGCTTCGCTTTCATCAAGTTTCCGCTCGTCCCCGCGATTTCCCTCGACCGTCGCTTCATCGACTGCATCGACCTCTTCGCCGGGTTCCGACTCCTCCTTGCCCACGTCCGCCAACAATCGTTGGGCGAACCCGTCAGCCGACAAGTTATCATCTTTTTCCGCCGCCTCTTCGCGAGCCTCGACCAAAGGCTCATCAAGGGTCGCGACGTTTCCCTCTTCGTTGTCTTCGCTCATAGTATGGTTTTTTCCAGTCGGCTCGCGCCGAACGCTACCATTCAAAATTCATTAACACGCCCATCCGTTGTAACCTTATGCAACTACATCGCGTCCGAGTCAAGCTTCGCCTTCGACATAAGCTCCAAATCATCAAGCAATTCATCAATCGCCTCCATCTTGCCGCACTCCATGAAATGACGGTTCGTCGAACTTACCACCTTCTCCATCTGCAACGCCCGAATGGAACGCTCGCGACGCTCCCCCAGGTGATCCACGAAAACACGGAAATGCTCGTTGCGACCCAATGCAGCAATCGACTCCAGCAAACGGTCCTCGTCCATGTCGCTGAACCGCTTCCGCCGCGTGAACCATGACATCATTTCTTCGACGCTTTCTTCTTGGCCTTCTTCTTGGCGGGCTTCTTCTTGGGGGCCTTGCCGCCCTCATACGCCTCGTTCACGTCCGGGGTGGACGGATCGTCCGCCTTCATGCGGCCCTTCGGCCCACGTGCCCTCTTCGGCTTCGGCTCCTCCGGCTCCGGCAAACGCGCCATGAAGTCGTCAGCGAAATGCTTCGCCACGAATCTCCCCAGCACCGCGCCCGTGTGCGGGTGTATTACAGCTATCCTGCCTTCCCTGTTCTCCTGCTTGTACGAACTCATGATAATTATGCCATCGCAGTCTGACCAAAACCCGTCGGATTCCCGCCCAAGCGGCCCACCTGCTTGTTTTTCTTCTGTTGTATCTGAAAACTCCTTTGCTGCAAGTATTGCTCCACGCGGCCACGCAATGCCTCGTCCTGCTGCAAACGCTGCTGTACGTCGGGCTGCGACATCCATTGCTGGAATACCTGCAACTTCATCTCGTGCGCGTCGTCCTCTCGCACGTTCGGCGGTACGCCCGCCACCAACTCGCTGATCAACGCCCGCTCCTCCTCCATCGTCTTGTTCGTCGCCGTCTCGCGAGGCATCACCACGCGGTCAGCCGCTCCAGGCAATATCTGCTCCACCGCTATCTGCAACAAAGCCTCCGTGTCCAAGACCCCACTGCGGTCCAACCCCTGCAACTCCGCTATCGCCTTCACGCGCTCAACCACCATCTCCGGGTCCAGCAAACCAACGTCGAACTTCAAGTAAAAATCATATCGCTCCTCCGGCGAACCACGATGAAACTTCTTCACCTCGTTTCGCCCTATCACACGAAACCACTCCTCCTCGGGACCATACTGCTGCCATAACGAAAACGCATGATCCATGCAGTCGCGCACGTGACCAAACACCCTGTCGATCAACTCCTGACGCTTCCCCTGCGCCTCCAACGGGTCAGCCCCCTCCGTCGCCCGACCAAAATACTCGTAGCACATCGAACGCACCGATTGACGCATCTCCACGCTGCCCGAATCCATTCTCGGAACGTCCGCGTAACGATACTCTCCGGGCACCCTGTACGGCACCCGTACTCCCGGTCCCCACTTCGCAGGGGCTCGGCCAACCGGGTGCTCCAACGGGGGCAAAACAGATAAACTCAAACGGTCAATCGCAGCGTCGACGTCCACCTTGTACTGCTGCTGCCAACTCTTTCCGATCTCGGGAACACTGCGAGTCTCGTACAATCGCTTGCTCCACTCCTCGTACTTCGTCACCACGAACGGATACTTCCCATGCCTGTACGGCAACATCTTGTGCACCGCATAAGGCTTGGGCATGTCGTTCGCCGCCTCCGGCAAATCCGGGTGAAACACCGTGCAGTATATACCAGGCGTCCCGTCCTCGTCCATCAAACGCTGAAATGCATAGATCACACGTATCGTCTCGTCGTCGAACAACTCAGTCGCAGTACCCGTCCCGCGTCGCCTGTCCCTCGAAAACCATACGTCTCCCGCAGGATCGTTCCCACGGGTCTGCTCAATCACCTTCTCCACCCACTTCTTGTCCCAATTCTCAGTCTCCACCTTCGCCCGCATCTGCTCCGGCGTGAAGTGCAACGCCAAGAATACGTACGGACTCTGCTGCGGGTCTATCGTCCACGCAGGGAAAAATACCTCGTCCGACGGGTCCAAATTCCTTATCGCGGGTCGATTCACCACGCGGCTCTTCACCGGCACCGTGGTCTCGCCCGTCCCACGCAACTCCATCACCATCGCCCGCGCCTTGCGCTTGCCCACCTCGTAAGTCTCCTGAAACACCTGAATGAAATGATCCTCCTGGTCCGGGTCGTTCATCATCTCCGTGATCCCAGGCACCACCGCCTCCGCCTCCTCCAATACTATAGGCTGCTGTATGCGCTGGTCCCTCGCGTCCCAATACACGTAGGTCACCATCATCCCGTTCTGCAACAAACTGTTCACTCCACGCTCCATCTCACGGTGAAAGTCCGGCATCCGAGCGTTCATCAACCACTTCAAAAACATAGATACCACAGACGCCCGCTCAACGTCGCCCGTCTCAACCGGAGTCGCCACCAAATTCGCCCGACGCATCGCGCTCATCACCATAGAACGATGCGAGTTTATCACGTCGTCCAACAATGGACAATCCATGTCCGACGCCCCGTCCCAAGGGAATGGCTCGGCGTCTCCAGGCGAACGAGCCCGCTTCCGATTGTCCGAACTCTTGCCCGACCATATCTGAAAACGTGAATCGAAATCACGGCGCTTCTGCACCATGAAGTCGTTCAATTGAGTCCGGGTCTCCTCGTATGCCGCCGTCAACGCAGTAACGTCCGGCTTGCGACCAACGAACTCAAGCGCCTTCCTGTTGTCCCCCGTTATTGCCATCGGCTTTCCTAACCTTTTGTAACCTACTTTTCAATACAGTCAAGAGTTTTTCCCCCGAATACGCGTAGTCCCCAGGCGGACTTATCCCGCGTCGCGCCCAAAAACGATGCCAACCAGCATCCACCATCTCGCAGTCCCTCTTCGTGATGCGGTCGCGGAACACGTCCTCCGATGCATCGAATCGGCCCATCAGTAACTACCCCCACCAACTACCGACAACTCTCCAGCACCCACGTACTCCAACGGCGTCACCGCCCCATAACGCAATACGTCGATCCAATCCTTGCACTGCTCGTCGCGACTCGTCCCCGAATACTCCGTCATCGCGTAACGCACGTTCTCGCAACGGTCGCTTACGTAGAAATTCGGCCTGTTCACCTCAGTCAATGGCTCGGAATCATCCCACGCCAACAAATCATTTATCTTCTGCAACCCATGCTCCACGTCCAACCCCGGCGCAGGGCGGTAAAATATGCCCACCTTCATCATCTCACGCACCATGTCCGTCTCGCCGTCCGTCGTGCGCACTCGCGCCTTCCCGAAACGCGGGTCCACCAAACGCTCGAATATCTCCTCGTCGTCCTCCATCTCCCTCATCATCTCAGCGTAATCACGATACCCCATCCCCAATGGCTTCGCAGCAGGTCCCGGCTTGCCAACAGGCTTGCCCTGGTTGTTCGTGTGCGGCAACGCCCAAGGTCCCATCGTCGAGTCCGGCCACTCCCTGTACACCCACCAACGACCCTGCTCGTCCACCGCAACCCATATCATCACCCAAGGCTTGCTACCCGCAGGATCGCATATCATGTATCGCGTAACCTCCGCGTCAGCGTCCTTAACCCAAGGCAACTTGTCCTCGCTCACCACGTTCACGTGCGGATTGAACTTCGGAAAACGATTGTGGTACGTCTTCTTCGGTACACCGTACAAGCGAGCCAACTTCACCTCGAATGTCTGCTTCGAGTAACTCTTGCGCAATTCCTCGAAATTAAAAAACGGATTGTCCTCCGACCATAGGTAATGAATGCGGCATCCCTCCCAGTTCGCGCTCAATTGCTCCACAGGCAAATCCATGCCCAAATACTCGCTGTATCGAGTGCGTACAGTCTTCGCGTCATGCAGCAAACCATTCACCAAATCCGTCCAACCCTGCAACGTGGTGAAAGTCATGATGATCTTGCCATGATAGTCCGCCACACGAGCCAACAAAGTCTCGAACAATCGAGCAGGACACTCCTCCTCCAAATGAATGCAATGCGCCGTCATACCCTCTATGATCTGCGCATCCTGCAAAAATTGACGGTAATTGTTGAATCGCAAATAACTGCCACGCTTCGCACCCTCCTGCGGCGGTAATATCAACTTGCCGTCAGTAAATCCGTTCTTCGCGGAATAGGTCAGCGAATGCTTCGCGCTGCGCTTCTTCTTCATGTCCCGAAACGCTGACGGCAAAGACTCCCATACCAAACGCTGCGTGTCCTCTATCGACCGGTCCTCCGTGACGTGGAAACTTCGCAACTCCGCCTCCGGGACGTTCATCAACAACCATACCAGCAAACGACTCGCAAAAGTTGTCTTCGTACTCCGGTTGCCCCCAAACAACACGATGATCTTGTCCTCCTCCCATGTGTCGAATATACGACGCCAACTGTCCAAGGTCCAACCCCAAGTCACAGGGTCACGCGCCTCTCCCTCCGGCTGATCCCTCAACATGTCCGCCAAAAACTTCGCCCGCCCAGGATCACTCTCCGCCAACTCCAACGCCGCTTCCTCGCTCATGCCACTCACCAACTCACCCTTCTCCCAACGAAACTCCGATGGCCACGGAACACCGAAATCAGGGCGTACCTCGTCAGCGTACTTCATAACCGCTTCTCAACCGCGTACAACTTGTCGCCATCATACTCGTAGTCATACGAATCATCCTGGTGCGGCCCCACGCACGAACACTCACTATAGTGCTCCCCATGCTCCTCGCACCACGGCTCCTCGCATCCCGAACACCTAGACATGTCCGACGCGTACCTTACCAAAATGCGGGGGCGACGGTCCCCGTCGGAACCGCCATGAGAAACGCTACCCCTAACGCTTGCCCCCGACAAAATCACTTCTCCTTCAAATCCTTCTCACCCTTCTTCCCCTCATGCGCCGTCAACATCGCAACCACTTCCTCGCGACTCATCCCATCCCTCCCCAATCCAACGTTCAATTGCGCCGTCAATGCTTGCGGCCTACCCGCTATAACAGACGCCTTGTCCATCAATACCCCAAACGCATACGGCAAATTCTGCGGCGGTATCAAATGATGCTTCTCCTCGAAATCTCCCAGTATCATGTCGATGATACCCTCCAATCGCTCTCCAACCCGTGTGAAAAATTCCTCCTGCAACATACCCGTGCGATCAGCTAAAAACTTGTCCGCGGACTCCGTCATCCCCTCCTGCTTCACCACCCCAGGTTGACACGTGGCTCGCTTCACCGCCACCTCGATCATCGCTTCCGGGTCCACCTTCTTGATCAAATGATGCACCGGTCCACGTGACGCCTTCGTCTTCCCCGCCATTACGATACCTCCATCAATTCACCTCGACGATTGTACGGCCCATCCAATTCATACACCCACGACTCCTCCCCCTTCACACGCTTTACGTACACCTCCGAACCCATACGCAAATCAAACTCAGGACTTACCTGCAAACTCGCGCGCGCGTCGCCCGCCAGTATTATCTCGCGTACGTAAGGGTTTACCAACCGACGACCCACCTCCGCGCTTAATCGAGCGCGCTTCTTGATAACCTTCGACGCCACCTTCGACGCCGCCTTCGACTTGGCGCCCTCCAATAATACACCCAATCGAACCATCACGACAGATGGCAACTCTTCATCGCATTTCATCATCGCGTTGAACTCCGATAAAGTCATCCCGCACTCCTTCGCAAACAATGCGCGACTAACACGGTGCTTCAATAAAGTCTCCCTCAACTCCCTCACTGTAGCCATGCAAAACAATAAAACCATGCGTACACACGTTGTCAAGCGCTCCAAATCAATCGCTCCACTCGCGCTTATTACGGCGCGCGGACTCCGTGGAGCAATGAATTTCATATACAAAGGCGAGAAAATTCTCGACCCCCCCCCCCCGCCTCGCGTGCGTGTGCCCGAGTCTTAAACCGCGCGGGGCGCGGGTGGTCGGTGCCCTGGGTCCGGTGCCCTGGGTCCGGTGGTCCGGTGGTCGGTGGTCGGTGGTCGGTGGTCCGGTGCCCTGGGTCCGGTGATCGGTGGCCGGTGGTCGGTGGCCGGTGG